CCAAGCAAGGAAAGTAATGAAGGTATGACGGGTATGATGAAAGCAAAGATTGCCATGGAAAATGAATTTGGCAATAACCCAGCCATATCTCGAATGATAAAGCCAACTGATAAATCATATGATTTTGGTGATGGTAGAACAGGAACTCATCATATGGGTAGCTATGGTAAGTCTGCTATACCAAACATACAAGATGTAGGTGGTAGTTTACAATACACAGGTCCTAGAACAGATGAAGCTATTAAGTTTAATCGTGAGCAAGATGCAAGATACTTTGCAGAAAAGTATAAAGATGTAGCACCAGCACTTCGTAAGAGAAAGAGCGGAGGGTACAAACCAAAATACCCACAGAAGTTTCAAGAAGGTGGATATAATGAATCTGGTGTATTTATTCCTCAAGGTGGGTACAATACAAATGATCAAGGGCTTGTAACGCATAGTGGTGATAGATACGCATTTTACGGAGACCAGCGTAAAGATGATTACCTAAACAAGCAACTAGCTACAGGTAAATTTGGTTTTAATCCTCAGACAGGAGCTATGGTAAGGCTAAAACCTAACAAACAAGTAGAGGTTTCTGCTAAAGATCAGACTATTATAGATAGAGGTCAGCAGCTTGTGAAGGATCAAGAAAAGACTTTTGTAGATTCTCAAGGAAATAAAATAGCTTTAGACGATCAGTATGGTATAGATTTTAATAAAAAATCATCGGAACATCAAATGTTTGATCTTGGATATACTGGGCTAAGTGTAAAACCACAGTATCAAAGATTAGCAGATGATTATATATCTGGTAAAAATAAAACTGATTTAGCTCGTGATGCATACATAAGGATAGGTCAGCATAAAGGTAATGAGGCTTTTGGTATGGTAGCAGGG